ATTACGTCCCATTCTTTAGTTGTAGCGTTCCAAAAAGAAACTTGAATTTCAGATTTAAAGATATATGGGAAATCAAACGAAAACTGAGTCTTCGATCCATTTCCTGCTTGAATTGTTTGTACGTCAGCACACGACATGGTTTTAGTTATTTGCGAATGTTGAGAAGTTCACCAGCAATATTTGCTTCTTGAGTCAAAGCACGCTCATTAATACGACTTTCAATACCAATCATTAGTTCAGCATTGAGGCTTTGGAAAGCAAATTCTTCAGCAGCACGCTTAGCATCAGACAAACGAACATGAAGATCATGCCACTTATCCAATGAAACTCTATCGGATGTAATGTTTTGACGACGCATGGTACGAAGTTTTTCAATAGACTTCCAGCTACCAGCATCTTGCATAATACCTTGAATTGAATTCTTAAAGTAACCTTGTTCACCCATCAAACGGAATAGTTCAGACCGCTCAGGAGCAGTTAACTTAACACCATTACGGGTTTTAAAGGTTGTAGACATATCAAATTCAATAGCTTCAAGGAACCTTTCTTCAGGTGATTGCTCAGCGTGAATTTTAATAGGACTATAAGCATTCCAAACACGTTGGAGGAACCCATATCCATTTTTCTTTTCACCCGTTACAGGGCTATAAATAAAGGGTTGACGATTAGAAGGATCAAGACCTGCACCAATAAAACGGTTACGGTTTTCAAGATGACTCTTAAAGTCATTCTCTACTTCCCTCATACCTTCACTAAAGATGCGAGACCACTCACCACGTTGACCTGCAAGTGGACCAAGACTATTGACAAAACCAGCACTCCAACGTTGCAGAGCACCTTCGTTACCACTCAGAATATCCATCAACGGACGTACACTGGACAAACCAGTACGATCAGTAATAGAGGCACCAAGGATAAACGTAGCCTTACCAAGGAACTTCTCAGTAGCTGCTTCACCAAGCATGTCAAAGTTATCTGCTACGTTAGCAACAAATGCCATCCAATCAGCAACAGGACCAAGACTTTCATAGGAATACCATTTACCATCCATTCCTTTGATGGTCCGCTTTTGCCAATTAGAGTTCTTGACACGAGATGCTTGAGCTTCCTTGTCATAAAGACCATCACCACGGATACGATCATTCATAACAAGACCAATAGCTCCACTTACAGCCATAGCACCAACAGCCTTACGTCCCCTAGTCATGTACTTAAGGTCCGCAATCTTTTGTTGCTTAGCAATGGTATCCATGTTAGCTACATCAAAGTTACGTGCTCTGAGTAGTTCATCAACACGCACTTCATCAGCCAACAGGTCTTCCAATTTAACGTAAGCTAGTTCGTTAACATCACGTTGGAATGGTTGCCAAGGACCGTACTTACCACCAATATCAATGATATTCATCCCAGTAGTAGGGAAGAAGAAGAAAGGACGGAGACCAGGTACAATACGAATAAGATCAGTAATACCTTTAGCGAGTGGAGTGTCAAGGTTAAGTGCCATCTCACTAGTGGCATATTTAACAGCTTCATCTGTAATCATTCCACTTTCATCAAACATTTGCTTGTAGTATTTATCAGCAATAGGTTTGACGCTATCTTTAGTAACAGGTTGTCCTGTTGCAATAAGATCATCCATAGCTCTGAAACGAGCTTCAGCTGATGCATTAAAGACACCAGTAAAACCGTCAAGAGCTGTCATAGCATTAGTACCAAAGCGAAGAATAGGATCCTTGCTAAGGTCGTTTAGCATCTCGATCTTACCAACCAAATATTGAAGACCTACATTACCTTCAGCAGCTTGAGTACGGGCAGCTTCTTTTAGAAACTCCATCTCTCGTTCAGATTGCAACGCCAAGTCAAGACGTGTTGCACCCCTTACAGCATCAGGTTCTTTAGATGCTTTCATAAAAAGCTCACCAGCATAAGGCAAAGCTTTCTGGAATGTCTCTAATACAGAACTATAAGCAACCCAACCGCGTTGAACTGCTTTAAGATCACCAGCCATTACAGCCCCAGCAAAGTGGGACACAGGTTGAGAGATAAGACCACCAAAGTTACCAACAAGTGCTTGGATAGGAGTAGAGAATGCAGACAACATCGAGTTGTAAACATTAGACCATACACCAGCCAACAACTTGTTTTCTACTTCAGGATTAAGATTAACAACACCTTTACCAAGGTCAGTAGTCATCTCACTGATGTACCTATTCATCTTAGTAATGGTATCAATTTTACCATCAGTAAGTTCATAAGCCATCAGGAATTGATCCATCAGCTGAGGTTGATTAGTAGCAATTTGCCTCATAGTAGAAGCAAAACGTTGAGAATCATTAAAGATCTTTTGTGCTACTACACCAGCTCCATCAACAGTAGCTTCGTTATAACCTTGAATGTTTTGGAAACCGTTCTTAACAAGTTGAATCAGGTTAGCCTTACGGTTCTTATAGTACTTAGCAGATCCAGACAGCTGTGTAACGTACTGCATAAGGTCAATAATCTTGTCCTGAGCAGCCTCCACAGCAGCTGTACCTTCCATCAGACGTGAGCCTTCTGCAAGGTCAGAGATGCGTCCAGACAGGCTTCCAGCAAGCAAGGATTGAGCACGTGCTACATCCATACTAGTAAGGTCAGCTCCAAAGCCACGAATAGCTTGTGAAGCCAAAGCAAAGCCTCCTTCTGCCATTACTTCCTTACCATCATCAGTGCGCGTGATGTATGGTTCAAGGATCTCTCGAACATCTGCTTTACTCATACGAGGATCAAACAATTGAATTGCAAGATCTTCGTTAGCATCAATAACATCATCAAAGGTAACTTTCCATCCATCACCTTCCATACCAATGCGTCCTGCTTGCTTGAGTTGATCAGCAAGACCAAGGACAACATCTTGGGCATTCTCTCCGCTCTTTAGAGCATATTTAAGAGCAGGTTCAGACACCATATTACCAATACGACCATAGACAGTATCCAGGTTCTTAGCAATACGGGCTTGGTCAATAGCAGCTCCAACAACCCCAAAGTCATCAACAGTACGAACACCAATCTCTGTATAATCAAAGATATCATGTACACCACGAAGAGGAACATCCATCATAGGATTCTCTGAGAGGTTGTAGTAACCTACTTCATCTAATGCCTCTTCTTGCTTAATAGCTGATTGAACAATCGTTTCTTCAGGATCAATAGAAGAAGGACGTGGAGAGTTTGCTTCAAGCCACCTACGTGCTTCAGGTGTCTCTCCTACAAGTTGATTTGATTTACGAAGAGTACTACCAATGTTAGCAAAAGAACCAACAAACTTAACAGCACCTTCTGCAAAACTAGTAAAGATACCAAGACCTACATCTTCGTAGATGTTCTTCTTACGCTTTAGATCAGGTGCATCATCTTTCAACGTTGCCATTGAATCTGGAATCCAGTCAAAGGTCTGAGGAAAGGATTGCTTGAGAGTACCAGTAATGTTATCCTCTTCGTACTCACTGCTAACAGCGCCTACAGCAACACCTGCCAGAGATTCAACCCCTAAAGTACCTGCAGCCTTAACAAAAGCATTGTCACCTAAAGACCAGCCTACACGAGTATTGGCAGCTTGACCACCACGTATACCTAGTTTAGAAATAATAATAGTGGGGGCTACAACTGAAGCAATCTCACGAAGAGCTTGCATGTGTTTAGTTTGAAACTCTGGGGGTTTAGGTACATTTTGACCTGTAACCTTATTGATTAGGTCAACACCAAAGTCAACAAGACCAGCAGGTACTGTCATAGCACCTTCTACAACTTGCCTAGCGGCATCACCAATATCATATCCCTGTTGCCAAGGGAATTGTTGCTCCTGTGGTTGCTGTCCCGTAGGAGCAGCTTGTTGAGCTTGCATAGGTTGTCCCCCCGTGGGGGTAGTCGCTCCAGATTCAGCCATGGCGGCTTGAGCAGCACGAGCTTCTTCAGCCTGCCGCTCAAGTTCCATTTGGGCTTGAAACTCTTCATTGAGTTCCATTTCACCTGGATCGACCCTAAACATCTCTGTAGGATCGTATGCCATAATTAATTAATTAAGATTTAAATTGACTAGCAATTCGACGACGTAAAGATTCATAATTTCCGTAAGGAGTCATATCCTTACTACCTCGGGGAGCTGGACGTAAGAAATCAATAGAGGCAATAGTGCCATCAGCACTAACTACCCTACCAGTACCACCTTGTTGACCGATAATTTGACCTGTCCTAATCATTTGCCCAGGTTGTAGATTTGGTTTAGAAGCTAAATGAGAGTAGAGAACATCTACCTTTTGATTAGTATCAGGATCAATAGATTCGATAACTACATAATTCCCATATCCAGAACCTTGACCGCCTTGGAAACTAATGTCCTTTACAACACCAGGTAGAACTGCTGGGAATTGTTTATCTTCAAAGAAAACATCAATACCAGGTTGACCTGTATCAAAGGTTATTGAAGATACTTGTGGTGAAAATGATTGTAGAGGACGTACTGGTGTTCTCATCAAAGTAGACACTTCTAAAGGTGATCCACTTCTCATTAGTGATGGGTTATTTAACGCTTGAGCGCCTCCGCCATACTTATACATAGCCTTGGCAAACTTCTTACCATGGTTAAGCATCTCAGTCTTTATCGGACCATCAGGCAGCTCACCACGTAGGTAAGCATCGTAGTTACCAGGACCTGCATTATATGCCATAGCAGCTTTAACAGGATCACCGTACTTCTTCAAAAGACCAGCATAGTATTGAGCACCGTAATTGATATTAGCTTGAGGATCTCTCCAATTCTGTTGTGCAAAGAAAGTAGGATGATCCTTTCGACTAATCTGCATGACACCAAAGGAAGAGCCGTTATAGCTAGTACTACCTTGATTAAATCCACTCTCAATCTCAGCCAAAGCTGCAATATAAGAAGGGTTAACACCATTAGCTTGTGCAGCCTGTTGAATAATAGGACCAAGGTTGTTAGGAATAATAGCTGTATTAAACGTGTTAGCCGTACCAAGAGCACGTGCAGAACGGTTTAGACTGGGAGTTTTATACAGAAGCTTCTGGAAGGCAGGGCTAATTAGTTGACTAGTAGTTTGCATTGAAGGTGGAGGTGCAAGCGGCTGCATACCTTGTGCAGCAAGCTGACGATTAATAATCACCATAGGATCCAATCCGTTCGACATACCAGCTACAGCTTGTACATCAGCAGGAACAGTGAATCCAGGACGACCATAACCCTTTACAATTTCCTGTGCCTCTTGTGCAGTAATAATAGAGTCTTTGGTATCAATAACTTTTGCCAACCCTTGAGTGGCAATGTTCTTTTTAAGCTCATTATAACGACGGTTAGCAGCCTCTACACCCGTCATCATACCTTTGTTAAGGTTAGGGAATGTAGGAGTACCACCAGGGGCATCTACCTTACGATACCAAGGACTATTAGGATCACGAGAACCAGCCTTTACTTCAGCATCCAGCTGTTGACCAATAGCGGTTGCAGCTTGGTTAAAGTCCATACCACCAGCAACCGCTTTATCTACACGCTTACGGAATTCAGACCGCATCATAGTCTGAAGAAAGACACTGGCTGGTGTGTTTGGTTTATTAGTACCGTATGCAGTAACACCGTTAGCTGTGGTCTTGAAGGCTTCAGCTGTTTCTTTGTAGATACCAGAGTTGTACTGTGCCTCTTGCTCAGCAAAACGCTTACGGAGTTCACGTCCAGTATCATAGTCAATAGATTCTGCAGCCTCTACAGCTTCTAATGTAATGAGACCAGAAGGAATAGAAAGGAACCGTTTAGCTGATTCTATTTTCTCTACTGCTTCAGTGGTGTAGCTAGAAGCAAATTTAAGCAGTTCAGGCGGGACTTTACCGTGAGTTTCACGGAAGAATTTGATAGCAGCATCAGCATTTGCTTGTGTTGGATCCTCAGTTAAACCTTGAAGAATCCGACGAGAATCTTGTTCAAAAGAAATATTATCAATCTGCATTTCACGCTGAGCAAACCTCATCTCAGCATTAGTACGTGCATCAATAATCTCAGACCACCTTCCAGGCCACTCCTGATCGTAGGTTTTACCATCAGGTCTTAGTACCATATTCCTAACAGCTTCGATAGGAACAGTGAAAGATCCATCAGGTTTTTGATGAGTAGCCCAACCTTTAAGTGCTTCATGAGCACCTGCTGCACCAACCAAAGGATTATTTACTAAGTTTCTGAATGCAATTGGAGCATTCTCTTCAAACCTAGCAGGATCATTTAGTACAATACTATCTTGCTGATCTTTATGGATTGCATAGGTATTCTTAATTCGATTAGCACTAGCACCTTTAATTAATGTGTTGTTGTGCTCATCAATATACCTTAATCCTTCAAACAAGAATAGTGGATCAAGACCTAAAAACCCCTTTGTCTCAGTAAACTGGCGCACAGCAAACTGAGACAAATCTCGCATAAGTTCTGGATTAGAACGGGCTGCAGCAGGTGTTACAATTTGACCGTTATATTCAAATTGAGTTTCAGTATCATTTAAGATACTGTCAAGAAACAAAGGAAATTGATTTTTAAGTATCCAAGTAGAATTACTTCTATTTGCAAGGTAAGTGTTTCCAGGATTTGCAAGCCTTCCTTGAGCTACTGTGCCTGGATCTAATCCTGAAGCTTCCTGAATATTAACATTTAAATTATATTTTTCAAGACCTTCAAGTAGTGTTAACTCTCCCTCTCTAAATGCTAATCCCCTTTCAAAATCCTCACCACGGACTGCTTTAAGTAGAGCATCACCTTCTTCACGTTTAATCCGCTTGGCTTCAATCTTTTGTGTGATATCAGCGGCTGCTTGACTAAACTGAGCTAAACCACCAAAGATTTGTTGAGCTGATTGAAGGTTTTCTGCAGCCTGTCCTTCAGCAGTTCTAGCATCAAATTGACTTTGAAGTAGCTCATTCCTTAGGTTCTGCTGTTGGATTTGGAAGTTACGGTCTTGGGCTTGACGTGTGTAATTCGCATCCTCTTTCATAGTCTGCAGCATTTCACGCCGTTGCTGCATTTCAGCTTGACGATTACGCTGCATATTAGCGATAACCCGATCGCTTTCTTGTTGCATTCGGGTAATCTCTGCTTGGCTCACCTGAATAGGTCTAAAACCACTAGGAGCTGAAGCAGGAGTAAATCTAAGTCGTGCCATAATTAATTACTTAAAACATCTTACTCCAATCTTTAACACTTGCAAGTGAACCAGCTGCAGAACCAATACCAGAAACCAATGGACCCCATACATTCTGTTGAACAGGTGCCGCAACAGCGCCAGGTACAACAGGCATAGGATCGACAAAGATCCGCTCAGGAGCAAGCCTAGGTCGTGGTGCATATGAAAGTCGTTCAGGTTGAATCATTACAGAAGCAGCAGCATTAAGATCTGCACCATACTTCTGTAGTGCAATGTTTCTCCTGTTAAATTGAGATTGCTGAACGGCCGAAACCACATTAGCATCCAAGACACGAAGGTTAAACTCTGTATCTTTAACAGCATTAGCCAATCCAAGGCTAATCTTCTTCAATTCAAATCCAACACGCTCTCTAGCCAATGAAGTATCAACACCGAGCTGTGTCAATTGAACAGCTGCTTGACGTTGACGGCCTGTTAAAGAGGCATCAAGTTGTGACATTTGACGGTAGAAATCACCAAGAGTTGTTTGCTTACCTTTAACTCTGGATTGACCAGCTTGTCTAAGTTCAGCAGCACCTTGTTCTTGTAGATTCTTAACCAAGGCGTTTTCTTTTGCAAATGCTGTTTCCTTAGTCAATTGATTCAGACTGTCTTGAATAGAAAACTGACCAAGACGATCCTTCTGTACAATAGCATCAAGTTCAGGTTGAAGTGCTTGACGATTAAGTTCCCCTTCAAGTAAAGTCTTTTTAAGAGCAGCTATTTGACTTTCTCGGTCAAACATTTGTTGTTGAAAAAGACCTTGTAGTGCAAAGTCTTCAGCAGCATAAGCCTGTTTAGCAGCTAAATCGTTAAAGTTTAACTGCTGCCTACCGATTTGAAGGGAACGTTCGTACTGACGGTTAGCTTGTCTAAATTCATAGTCTTGAATTTCTTTACCGCGTTCCCACTCTTGAAGCGCACCTTCAAACTGAAAATTACGCTGATTGAAATAGTTCTGTACGTCAGCATCAAATGCTTTAGCGTTGTACTCATTCTGTAAATCAGCAATGAGTTGACTCTGCTTTAATTGTTTGTCATAGTTGGATTGTGCTTGGCGGTTTTGAGAACTAGCTTGAGAGGCACCAAAGATACCACTAGCAATTCCTGTTGCAGCCCCAATAGCAGCAAAAATAGGGAATGGCATATCTAAGTCCTCCTATAGAATCGTTGTGAGTAGTTTCCTTCCCACATCATCGAAACCAACGACACAGGGTATGGTAAATCACTTGTCACTTTTAGTTCAAAATTAGTATTACGTTGGTGAATGGGTACCGTGAATTGGTGTTCAGGTTGAACAGGATTACTATCTCCAGAGTAGTAATTAGCTTCAGCAACATGTTGTACATCGACCCATTCATTAGAACCTGCTGCTTTTAATTTAAACTTAACTGCACCACTCCTGTTGACTGAGAATTTAACTCGTGCAATGGTCAAGGCAGCTGAAAAGTCGGAAGATGTTTCATTTAATTTAAAATAAAACCGCGGTAAAGTAACATCTAAATCATAACTATATCCTACTACAATACCATCCGTATAATTTAAAAAGTTACCTTTTACTTCAAAGTAACGGTAACCTGTTACCGGTTCTGTACGTTCAAAAGCAGTTGACCAGTAACCAGCGTCTGCATCGATGGCAGCTTCTGTCCCAACATCTGCTATTGGTGTAGTCAATAACATCACACCAGTTTTACTAACAAAAGGTGTAAATGGTACGTAGATTTTAGTAACATCATTCGCTTCATCATATACTACAGAATCAGAGATTTCACTAACATCAATTGTTCCATCTGTACCTCCGCTAATTGTAATAGTATCACCAACTTTATAGCCGACACCTGGTGAATTAATAACAACAGAAGTTAAAGCTCCATCAGTCTGTGTAATGTCAACAGTTAAGCCAACACCTAATCCATCTGTAGTAGTTTCAATATCAGTACCATCTTCATAGTCTGAACCTGCTACTAGTGTAGTATCGTCTAAAGCTACAACTTCTCCTGGAGATACTGGACGAGTAGCCATGTCTAAACATGAGTTACCGTTAATACCTGTAGAAGTAGCAATTACATTTCCTGTAGGAATCTCATCAAGAACAATTTTACCAAGGGTATACTCATCTTCATGTTGAGATACAATGATTGCAGAATCGTTGATAATTTTAGCAATTTGAACAGTACCAGTTAGTTCCCATTTAGTCCACGCCTGAAATAGATACTTTTCACCATCATTATAGTACCTAAATACATAAAGATAAGGTGTGTCTCTATCTGTAAGAATAATCAATGAATTCTGGGGACTAACAGAAAGATCATCAATTGTTTCGGGAAGCCATTCTAGAACAACCTTACTGATATCAACAACAATCGGACGCTGTTCAATATCCCGCAGTTGAAGTGTAAACACCTTGCTGTAACCAGGTACTCGACTGACAAATGCAGTCATTGTGCCTACATCTGCTGGTGCAATATCAGTAGCCATTTCATAGTTAGAAAGACTACGAATACTAGCAGTGCTGGGTGTTAGTGTGTTACCATCTGAAGTAAATACTTGAAATTGTTGCCTAGCACTAAACAAAAGTAAACCCTGTGGTGAAGGAAGAACTTCAGACAACACGACTGGTTTAATGCTAGCTACGTTTAAATCAATAGGATCAGAGGGTGTTTGAGTAAGACCTGACCTTACAAAAAAATTATAAGGATCGTTAGCTACCCCAAAGAAAATGTTGTCTGCGGAAAGAACACCAAAACGGTTATTATAGTAAAAAGTAGAATTAATAGGGTATTCAATAAAAGACGGTAGAGGGCTGGTAACATCATTACCTGCAGCTCTAGGCTTCCACTCAATAGGTTTGAATTCAAATGTAGTTTCACCTGTATTAACCAAAATATGCGGCATAGTAGAAGCATCTAAACCAGGCGATGCATCCCTAGCTACGGTTTCTTGCCAATACCCACGCCCCTTTTCGCCATCATATGCCTGAAATTTTAGATAGTAATCATCTTCTTCTGCTGAAGTATTCAGTACTTGTACATTATGATCATGGAAGGATTCAGCTGGTAAATCTGATACTGCATTAACTGAATCAGTAAACGCTTCCAAAGATAGATTATCTAGTCCACCAGAAGCGCTAATATCAATAGCCAAAGGCGTACCCGTAACAGCTGAATAATCAGTTACAACTGAATTAGTTCCCGTACCTCTTTTAATGACCAAACTGTTGGTATAACCTTCAAGGTACCAAACACCATCAAAGTCTGTATTACTAGCAGTCTGCTGCGCTAAAATAGTATCTCTAATGGCATCAATTAGGTGGTGGTTTGTATTAATATCAGCTGGATCAAACTTCAACATATCATCGTATGTTGTTGTCCCTTGAGCAGTAACTTTAATAGCAATGTCACTAATAGTTACTGTATATTCAAAATTCTCAATCAGAGTATCAAGGACTAGTGTAGCTACTGAATCGGCAACAAAGGTGCCTTTAGGTTGCATAGCTGTAACTATGTTCCTATTAGTAATAACTGTTGTATCTTGAACACTACGGAAATGATAATCATCTTTTGTAGTACCAGTCAAATAAGAACTGGCTGTGTTATCAACAGTACACCAAATGCCCTCATCTGCAGTCCATACATAAATATCTGAACCTTTAACAGCTCCAATGTAAGACCCTGCGGTATCCCTTTCAATAAAGAACCAAGCAGCGCCTTCTAATTCAGCTTTAGTAAAGGCAGTACCATCACCTTTTTTTAGTACATTGATAAACTCTTCCCCTGGTCTTTTTAGCAAACCAAAGGTAGGATCAGGGTAACCATTAATACATTCGGTTAACTGACCTCCTACTTTTTTATCGTCATTTTGACGTGATACACCCCCAAGAAAATTGGGTACTTGTTGTGTTACTGCAGGCATTATCGGTACAGTGTGTGATAAGGTTGATAACTTTGATAATAATCATGACCTTGGGGACTACCAAAGTATGTATAATCACCTTGGTTACATTCGTATTCAAGAGCCATAGCACGGGTAAAACCTTCCTTTTGTTGAAGGATTTGATATTGATTAGGATCCCCCATAATACGGCTAGAAACTATAGTTGCAGCACGTGCGACAATAAAAGCTTGAATTGGTTCTGGAATGCTACCCCAGTCAAACTCCCAAGTAATATCTACATATACTGTTTCATCATCCCACTTATAAGAGTGAGCTGTTCGGTCATAGAGTTTACCTCCACGGTTAATAGAATCTCTATTTTTGTTTTGTGTATAATTTCTATTCAAGTCTATTTGAAGTACATTGTTAGGAATTAAGACTTCATTGTTAGAGTTAGGAGTAATAGGATAATTATACTCTTTATTAAATGTCCAGCCTTCTGCCTGTACTTCCCGTGACACCTCTCGAAGGGTGTTGAGTGCAATCGCAACGTCCGGGTTGGTTTGAGTTTCAACTCTACTTGTAACAATAGATTGAGTCATAGGACGCTCTGCAACCGTCTGTGAGATGTTCACAGTATATTCATAGGTCACAGGATCAGTCGCTTGTTCTACACCTGCAGTGGCAATGGAGGTTCCACTAGCTACACCTGTACCACCAATGTAGGTACCAACAGGAATATTAGCAGTTGTAGTAGTCAAAGTAGTACCAGAAATAGATCCAGTAAAGCGACTTACTTCATTAATTACAAGAGTTTCTTCAGTTGTCAACGTAGTAACAGGAGCCTGACCAACTGACGCCAGGATCTGATTAACAGCTTGTAGCTCAGTATTGGAGCCAGTAGTAGGGAAAGGCATAGTTGATAATGAGAATTGTTCTCAATATAAAGTTAAAAAAAAGGAGCCTCCGAAGAGACTCCCATTAATACATCTAAATCAGAATGCAGAAGGTGCAGTGCTGGTAACGTGCAGTTCCACAGCAGCAGCAGGGTTCAGGTAGTCACAGCCACAAGCCAGACGACCAAGCATCACATCACCCTGGTAGATGACGGACACATCGCCGCTGGTGACTTGCACCTGAGGACCAATAGCTTCCACCATACCGGCTGCTTCCTTCTGGAAGATCAGACCGCAGGAGGTAGCGCCCACTTCAGCAGCAGTACCATAATCGTTGTTGATACCAGTGGAAGCGCCAGAAGCATCTTCCAGAGCCACACCCACGAAATCACCAGTGTTACCAGGATCGGTCACACCAGTCGAACCACCGTACTTAGTACCGTAGTTACCCAGGAAGGGGATGTTCATGGACTTGTAGATCTTGATACCAGCGATCTCGATGATGCCGTTACCGGACTGCAGAGCAGTACCTTGAACGTCA